CGTCTATAAAAAAAGATTTTGATAAACATTTAAAAACTAAAAAACATGAAACAAGGACAAATGGTTACAATGAGGTTACAAATTGTCATGTAGAAAAGGATTTATCCCCCGATTATATTTGTAATTGTGGAAGGATATATAAATATAGACAAGGATTATATAGACATAAAAAAACATGTAATTATAAAAAAGAAGAACAAATTATTGAATCTGGAGAGAATAAAGATGAATTAAAATCATTAATAATAAAAATTATGACAGATAGTAGTGAGAAGATGAATTTTTTAATGAATGAAAATAAAGAATTAAGAAATCAATTAAAAGAACAAAATCAACAAATTACAGAACTTATACCAAAGGTTGGCAATAATAATAATAATAACTTAAAACAGAAATTTAATATTAATGTATTTTTAAATGAAAAATGTAAAGATGCTCTTTCAATGGATGAATTTATTGATAAAATAGAAATATCCATGAAAAACTTATTAACAACAAAAGAAAAAGGTCAAGCAGAAGGTATTAGTAATATAATAATGGAGAATATGAAAAAGCTTTCTCTCTATGAACGTCCATTACATTGCACAGATAAGAAGAGAGAAACATTATATATAAAAAATAATGAATGGGAAAAAGATGAAAATAAAGAACATATAAATAAAGCATTGAAGAAAGTAGAAAAAAAACAATTAAAAAATGTTCAAGTATGGTTAGATGAACACCCAAATTATATGAATAATTCAAGAGAACAAGAAGAATTTGCTGAAATAATACGTGAATGTGGTAAATCAATAGATGATAGTAGAGAGAAAGTGATTAAAAAATTATGTGATAATGTATATTTGGAGAAACAATCTGAATAGAACCTTTTTGGTTGTATATTTATACAACATTTTTAGTTCCAACTATATTTTTATACCTTTTCACATTTCAAATGTCTATTTTAAATAATAAAACGAATAATGTCATCATTTTTTAATTTAATTTTTAATTCCATACTATAATTTTTTATTTTTATAATGTTAATTAATTCTTTTAATATCCTTCTTGCGTCTGCACCTTGAATTGATACACCTAACTGGTTATAATATTCAAACCCTTTTTCATATTTTTCTTCTTGTGATATATTTAAAATGGTATTTTGTAATATTGTTTTTATATCTGTAATAGAATATAAATAAATGAGTAATTTTTTATATTTATGTATATTATTATTATTATTATTATTTATTTTACACTCTACTATGGTGCTTCCTCGTAAATTTTTTTGAAATAGTGTTGCTTCATCTATAAATGGTATTATTCTTGTAAGAACAAGATTACCATTTATTATTTGCTGTCTAAATTCTTGAATATTTGGAATAGTAATTGTATTATTCATTTTATTTTAATTTACACTTTAATATTTTTATTATTTTTAATTCAATTTTTTATAAAAATAATCGGTGTTTGAAATGCGAAATGGTGTAAAGAAATATTTTTGTGGGATATATGTAACCCTTAATATGGTTACATATATTTATCCGCTGTAGATAAATATAATTTATCTATAAAATTTGAAACCAAATATGTTGTAATAATATTTTGGGATTTTTACGTAACCATAATTAGGGTTACAAATGGTTACAAAATAAGGACAAAATATATATTGATAGGTTTGGAACCTTTTTGGTTGTATATTATTACAACAAAAATACAACAAATTTAGTTCCGATATTAACTATGCGAGAAATACTAAAAATGGCTAATAATTTCTCTCAAATGGCTAAAAAATCTCTGAAAATTCTCGCAAATAATTATTAATATTTATTTTATAACCATAATAAGAATGATTATTATATTATAATTTTCATAATATAATATGATAAATTGGAAGACTAAAAAAGACTAATAAAAATCTCGCATTTCTCGCAAATTGTCGCTTTTTTCATTTCCATGTTTTCGTAAAATGGAAATTAACGTAAAATAACGTAAATTAATGTAAATTAATGTAAAATAATGTAAAATAACGTAAAATAACGTAAATTAATGTAAATTAATGTAAAATAACGTAAAATAACGTAAATTAATGTAAATTAATGTAAATTAATGTAAATTAATGTAAAATAATGTAAAATAATGATAAAGACAGAAAAAGATAGAAAAAGACAGAAAAAGATAGAAAAAGACAGAAAAAGACAGAAAAAGATAGAAAAAGACAGAAAAAGACAGAAAAAGATAGAAAAAGACAGAAAAAGACAGAAAATATACAATAAAATTAATAATTATTTAAATATTTTAAATAAAAATTGATATACTTATATATAAATTATATAAATTATATCAAAATGAACCAAAGTAATGGATTTATTTATGTAAGATTACATGAATCGTATGATATATATGATGCGTGTAAAATTGGTGTAACAAATAATATACCCGATAGAGATTCACAATATGCTACTGGTGAAATTAAAAGAGGTAATTTCGAAATTGTATTTAAAATGTCTAATAAAATATCTAGTGAAATTGAAAAAAATATACATAAAAATTTTAAAGAATTTAATATAAAATTTAATAGCGGAAGAGAATTTTATAATAAAAAAATTATTCCTCTGATTGAACCTTATTTAATTGAACTAGGAATTAATTACATACTATTATCTAAGGAAAAAATTACTAATTTAATAAGATGTTACAGAATAAGAAAAACCATGAAAAAAATAAACATTAAAACATTAATTAATTATCTGAAATGTAATAGAATAGTTAATAAATTAGATTCTTACATACCAAGAATGTATCAAAAATATATTATTGAAGATTCATATAAATATTTTCAAAATAATAATAAGGGTCTACTAGTATTAACGTGTGGAGTAGGAAAATCATTAATATCATTATGGATTATACAAAAACTAAATTTTACTAATATTCTTATTGGTGTTCCAAATATATTATTATTAGAACAATGGAAAAAAATAGTGAATATCATATTTCCAGATATTAAATTATTAGTAGTTTATGGTGATATATATGTTGAAAAAATAATGACATTTTTAGAAAATAATAACAAAAAATGTATTCTAATAACTACATATGCATCATCTTATAAAGTATATGAAGCTACTAGAAAAAATAAATTTGTATTTGATATGAAAGTATATGACGAGGTACATCATTTAACAACTAGAAATTTAAATATAGAAGGTAAAACATATAGTAATATTCTAAAAATCGAATCGAAAAAACAATTATCTTTAACTGCCACATTAAAAATACTAGAAAATCAAGAAAATAAAAAAGATGAAGATATAGTAATTTCAAATGATAATATTGAATATTTTGGAGAAATAATAGATAGAAAAGGTTTGTTATGGGCGATTAATGAAAATATTATTTGTGATTATGATATTGAAACATTGGAAACTAACGAAGATAAATTAGAACAACATTTAGAAAAATTTAATATTACAGAAGAAAATGATAAAAGATTATTTTTGAGTGCTTATGCGTCATTATTAAGTATTAATATTGAACATTCGCACCATTTACTTATATATTCAAATAAACAAGAAAATTGTATAAAAATAGTTAAATATATAAAAATTCTTCTAGAAGATAAGTATTTTAACATATCAGAATTATATTATTCAGATTATCATAGTGATATGAATTCTAAAAAACAAATAAATATAATTAATGAATTTGAAAAGGCGAAATTTGGAATAATTACCTGCGTTTATTGTTTAGGTGAAGGATGGGATTTTCCATTATTAGATGGTGTTGTATTTGCTGAAAATATGACATCAAATATTCGTATAGTTCAATCGGCATTAAGAGGAAGTAGAAAAAATAAAAATGATATAAATAAAAAAACGAAAATCATTTTACCAATTTTGAATAGAGATGACTGGTTAGAAAATAATGATAATCAGGATTTGAAAAAGGTTAGAGAAGTTATTTATCAAATGGGGTTAGAAGATGAAACCATTAGTCAAAAAATAAAAGTGTTTAAAATTAACATTGAAAAACAAAAACCAAAATCAAGAGAAAAATACGAAAGAGAAATGGTTGATGAGTTTGGAGAATATGATGATGAACTAACACAAAAATTAAGATTAAAAACTACAAAAAGAACTATACTAGGAACAACATATGAAAAAGCAAGAAAAATAATTGCAGATAAAAATATAAAAGATAAAGAAAGTTATTATGAATTATGCGAAAAAGATAATAGATTACCCATAAATCCTGAAGAGCAATTTGCAAAATTTACAAACTGGATAGAATATTTAAGTATTGAACGAGTATATTATGATTTGGAAACCTGTAAAAATAAAGTAGGTAAGTATTTAATCTCCTATCCCGATATAAAAAAACATTATTTGGAATTATCAATTGTAAGTAAAGAATTATGTAAAATAGATACATTATTTCCTCCAAATGGTTTATGGGTTGAATACTATAATGTTAAGGATTTGATAGACATAATTACTATAACAAACAAAAAAAAGAAGATAGGTGCTATTTTATAATTATTATGGAATTGTAATATTTAGGAATATTAAGGAAAAAATACTTTTTTTTTATAATATATTATAATAAAAATTGATTTAAAAATAAAAAGTAATATATACTTAATATATAAAATGCCAACATATACTTGTGAATTTTGCAAAAAAGTATTTTCCCAAAAAATTGATTTTACCAGACATCAAAATAAGAAAGCATCTTGTATAAGTATTGATAAGATGCAAGAATTATCTCAATCAAAAGAAGTTAAAATAGATAATAAAAATACACTTATTAGTGTATTCAAAAATTGTTTAAATATATTGAGAGATAATGAAGGTTTAACTGGTGAAAAGGCATTAAGAACTCTGTCTTATTTATTAATATTAAAATTACTTGAACCCCATTTTGGAGGTGAAATAAATATTGATGATTATGAATATGATTTTAGTCATATTGAAGATGAAATGATTAAAAAACATAAAAATAAATTATTAGAAATTGTTCGTTTTAGTAATTTGTCAAATGAGAAAGAGGATAATATTCCTGTAAATATGAAATATTTATGGGACGATATTCTATCAAATCATCCTACTACAAAAAACATATTCTTGAAGGGCAAAGGCTTTGATATTCAACATAAATCAACCTATAAAAAATTAATTGATAAATTAAACTCACTTGACTTATCTCAAACTGAATATGATGTTTTAGGTAATGCATATGAGGAAGTTATTCAAGATATTATGACAGGTAAAGTGTTGGGACAATTCTTTACTCAACCATTAGTTAAGAAAATGATGGTGAAATTAATCAATCCACAAATATACCCTGACGGAAAAATAGATAGTTGTGGAGACCCTACTATGGGAACTGGTGGTTTCTTGATTACCTATTTACAATACATTTTACAACAAGCAACCACTAAAAACATTAAACCTGATTGGGATTTTATCAAAACCGAAGGATTGTATGGTAAAGAATTAGAACCTGATACATATCAACTTGCGGTTTCAAATATGTTAATCTCATCGGGACATATGTTTGAAGGTTTAGACAGAGGGGATAGTATTCGTGTTCCAATAACAAGAAAATTTGATAATATTCTTGCTAATCCACCATTTGGAATTAAAGGATTAAAATATGATGATTTTCAAAGTCCATTAAAAAGTGAATATGTTCCAATCAAAACAGATAATGCGGTTTCCTTGTTTATTCAAGCAATTATTTATATGTTGAAGATTAATGGTAAATGTGCTGTTGTATTACCTGACGGACAAGATTTATTTTCAAAAACAAATACCACATTAGTTGCAATTAGAGAGTATCTTATGAAAACTTGTGATTTGAAAGAAATTATATATCTACCATCAGGTATATTTACATACACATCCATTAAAACTTGTGTGTTTTACTTTGTGAAAAAGAGAGAAGGAACTGATGTTTTGGAAACCAAAATTAAAGTATCTAAAACTCAAAAAGAAACAGGTAGAGATTACAAGTTTTCAAAAACACATCAAACAACCAAAGTTAAGTTTTATGATTACAATCCATATGAAGATGTAAAAAATCTATTGGTTGAAGTTCCAATTGAGAAAATAGTGAGTAATTCATATTCACTTAATTATGCTGAATATATGAAAGATGAAAACGAAGAAGAACAATACGAAGAAGGTGTTATTGTAAAAACACTTGGAGAAGTTTGTGAAGTAAATCAAGGAAACTCACTAACTAAAACAGAGATGATTGATGGTATATATGATGTTATTGGTGGTGGAAAAATTATTGGAAAACATACTCAAAAAAATAGAGATGGTAATGATTTCACATTAACTCGTGTCGGTGATATTAATATTAATTATATTGATAAACCATATTATTTAACAGATAATGGATTTTCATTAAAATCAAAACAAGAAGACATTATGACTAAATACATATATTATTTACTTTCACATAATAAGGATTACTTAACAAATTTGTATCAAGGAACCGCACAAAAAGTAATTTCAAAAACAAATTTAAAATCAATAAAAATCCCAATCCCATCACTTGAACGCCAACAAGAAATCATAAAATATTTAGATTTCATATACGAAAAGGCAAACAAAACAAGTAATGAGAAAATTGCGGAATTGAAGCAATTGAACGAGTTTTGTTTGAATAATCAAAAAATATTTGGCGAGAATGTTGTGAAAACACTTGGAGAAGTATGTGAAATTGAAAAAAACTTGAAAAAATATGATACTAGTTATGGTAAAAGTCAAGGTAAATATAAATTTCATACGGGTGGTGAAAGAACAGATTTATATGTTGATGAATGTGATATAAAAGAGTTATATATTATACAAAATAGAACAAATGGGTCAGGAAAATGTAATTTATATTTAGATAAAAATTTTAGT